GAAACTGCTTCCATGGTCAGAAGATCTTCCGGAATACTGCCGTACTAAACTAAGAAATAATACTAAGCCATCTGATATAGAATTTGGCAGACAGCCAGAAACAGTATCAGATGGCTTTTATAAAATGTCAATATACGGATGATTACCTACTTACCTGTGTACAGCTCGGTATCAGCATTGCCGACCTCGACCTGCTGACCATCGGGTTGGTCAATGATATGTTCACAGAGCGGCAGAACGATGAGTATCCGTATCGAGAGCTGGCATCGCAACATGATATGGATGTTTTCTAAGACGGAATTGTAAAATTTAGCACCAAATTAGGTGTTGAATTTGACGCTGACAGGAGGTATAATAAAGATAGGAACCGAGAAAGGGGGCTTTATTATGCCTAACATCAAACCAATCTCTGATTTGAGAAACTATGCGACTGTTCTCGAAACGGTTCAGGTTGGAAAGCCTTTATACCTGACGAAAAACGGACGTGGCTGCTATACAGTCATGAACATTGATGAGCAGGAAGAACAGAGAGAAAAGGCAGAGAAGTATGATCGGATGAATGCACAGCTTCGCCTGATGTGCGAGTTGGCTGAGGGCAGACGATCAGGAGAGGAAGAAGGATGGATTTCTTCGGAAGATGTAAGAAATCACTTCAGGGCCCGTGCAAATGCAAAGTAAAATAGAGTATTCTCCGAGAGCATTAAAAGACCTTGACGAGATATGGGATTATATCGAAGTCGAACTCTGTAACCCAAGTGCTGCTCAGAATACTGTAGATGGTATTATGGATCGGGTGGACGGAATCGCTTCCTTTCCTGAGTCTGGATCAAAATTGGAATTTGAAAATGGACTCAACAGCGGCTATCGCTATGTTGTTTTCAAAAACTATCTTGCATTTTACCGTTTGAAACCGAATGACATAGTTTATGTTGACCGTGTAATTTACGGTGGCAGAGACTATATGAGTATCCTTTTTCCAGAAAAGTAAATTAGTCGAGTACCCCGTTGGAGAAATCTGACGGGGTATTTTTATACCCAATTTCGGCCTATTCGCCTTGCGCGGATGGGCCTTTACTTTTGCCCCGGAGGAGGTGGTTATCCGCATGGCATCCAGAATCGCAGGCATTACCGTTGAGATCGGCGGCGATACTACAAAACTTTCCAAGGCACTGGAAAGCGTCAATAAAACCATCAAAACAACGCAGTCTGAGCTGAAGGATGTCAACAAGCTCCTGAAACTGGACCCCTCCAACACCGAGGCGGTCACCCAAAAGCAGCGGATGCTGAAGGATGCCATCGAAGCCACTAAGGAGAAGCTCACCACCTTAAAGACGGCGGCGGAGCAGGCCAACCAGCAGCTTGCAGACGGTAAGATCACACAGGAGCAATACGATGCGCTCCAGCGTGAGATCGTGGAAACTGAGCAGAACCTCAAATCCCTGCAGGAACAGGCAGCGGTCACCAATGTGACCCTTGCCAAGATCGATGCAGTGGGTGAGAAACTCCAGACGGTTGGTTCTCAGGTCGAGGAGACGGGCAAGAAATTCTTACCTGTCACAGCAGCGGTCACTGGTTTAGGAACTGCGGCGGTGAAGACCGCAGCGGACTTCGACCAAGAGATGAGCAAGGTCGCTGCTATTTCCGGCGCGACTGGCTCTGACTTTGATTCCCTGCGTGAAAAAGCCCGCGAGATGGGTGCCAAGACCAAGTTCTCTGCCTCCGAAGCCGCCTCCGCTATGGAATACATGGCGATGGCCGGCTGGAAGACCGGGGATATGCTGGATGGTATCGAGGGCATCATGAACCTTGCTGCTGCATCCGGTGAGGACTTGGCGACCACCTCGGATATTGTCACGGATGCCTTGACCGCCTTTGGTCTGTCGGCTGCGGATTCCGGTCACTTTGCGGACATCCTTGCGGCGGCATCGTCCAATGCAAACACCAACGTCAGCATGATGGGCGAGACCTTCAAGTACTGTGCGCCTATCGCCGGTGCGCTGGGTTTCAGCGCAGAGGACACCGCAGAAGCCATCGGCCTCATGGCAAACAGCGGTATCAAGGCATCACAGGCAGGTACTTCGCTGCGATCCATCATGAACAACCTTGCTGGCGAAGTGACCTTTGCGGGCAAAAACATCGGCGAGGTCACCATTGCTACCAGCAACGCAGATGGCAGCATGAGAAGCCTGAACGATATCCTTGCGGACTGCCGTGTGGCTTTCTCCGGTCTGACCGAATCCGAAAAGGCAGCCAATGCCGAATCGCTGGTCGGCAAGAACGCCATGTCCGGTTTCCTTGCCCTGATGAACTCCGGGGAAGGGGATATCAATAAGCTCCGTGGCGCCATTGAAAACTGTGACGGTTCTGCGGAGAGCATGGCAGAAACCATGCAGGACAACTTAAATGGTCAGCTCACCATTCTGAAATCTCAGTTGGAAGAGCTGGCTATTTCTTTTGGCGACCTCCTGATGCCCACCATCCGCAAAATCGTGTCGGCGGTGCAGGCATTCGTGGACAAGCTCAACAGCATGGATGACAGCACCAGAGAAACCATCCTCAAGGTGGCGGCTCTGGCTGCGGCCATCGGTCCGCTGCTTATTGTACTGGGAAAGACCATATCGACAGTTGGTACGGCTCTGCGAGGATTCAGTTCGCTGGCAAAGGGCATCCGACTGCTCTCCACCCGGGTGGGCGGTGCAACCGGACTGTTCGGTAAGCTGGGCGCAGCACTCGGTGGGATCTCGGCGCCGTTTATGGCGGTCGTAGCCGTCATCGGTACGCTGGTCGCTGCCTTCATGCACCTCTGGAACACCAATGAGGAGTTCCGCACCGCCATCACCAACATCTGGAACGGAATCGTCGAAAAGGTGCGCGGCTTCTGCGACCAACTGACCCAGCGGCTCAATGCCCTCGGCTTTGACTTCAAGGATATCGTCGAGGTGCTGAAAGCAGTCTGGGATGGATTCTGTCAGGTGTTGGCTCCTGTGTTCGAGGGTGCCTTTCAGGTCGTGTCCACTGTACTGGGAACGGTCCTCGATACCCTTATTGGTCTGTTCGATGTTTTCTCCAACCTGTTCCAGGGCAACTGGAGCGGCGCATGGGAGGCAGTCAAGGGCATTTTCTCCGGCATCTGGAACGGCATCAAGTCTATCTTCTCTACGGTGCTGAACACCTTGAAGGGTGTAGCAGATGTGTTCCTCGGCTGGTTCGGTACGGACTGGAACACCGTTTGGGAAAGCGTCAAGGGCTTCTTTGAGGGGATCTGGACAGGAATCAGCGATTTCTTCTCCGGCATCCTGACGGGCATCCAGACCACAGCATCTACCGTCTGGAATGGAATCTCGGCATTTTTCACGGGCGTTTGGACGGGGATCAAGGATTTCTTCGAGGGTATCTGGAACGGCATCGTCTCGTTCTTCACGGGTAAAACCGGTGAGATGGACGAGAACGCACAGTCGACATTCACCGGAATCTCGGATTTCCTTGGCGGTATCCTGACCGGCTTGCAGACGGTATTCTCTACGGTCTGGGAGGCAATCTCCGGCGTGGTCAGCGGGGTTATGGATGCAATCTCGGCCGTCATCTCGACGGTCATGAGCGTGATCTCCGGCGACTGGTCTACAGCCTGGGAGAACATCAAGTCGGCGGCATCGACTGTGTGGGAGGGCATTTCGGGTGTCATTTCCGGCGCGTGGGAGGGAATCTCCTCCTTTGTGTCCAGCGCGGTTGAGACGCTCGGCTCTGGGCTTTCGACTGCATGGACGGGAATCCAGACAACTGCCTCATCTGCGTGGGATGGCATCAAGGGTGCGATCTCTACAGCTTGGGACGGTATCCAGTCCGGCGTGACCTCGGCGGTAGAAACGGTGGCCACCGGGCTGTCTGGGGCATGGGAAGGCATCCAGTCTACGGCAAGCACTGCGTGGGAGGGTATCAAGTCCGGCATCTCTAGCGCATGGGAAGGAATCTCCGGATTCTTTGGTGGTATCTGGGATGCCATCACTGGCAAGACCAGTGACTCTACCACCCAGATGAAAACGGATACCTCTAACGCATGGTCCGGTGTGGAGGCGGAAGCCCAGACCGCATGGTTGGGTGTGTCTACCTCCGTATCGACTGCCTGTACTGGCATGGCACAGTCTGTGACGACCCAGATCGACAGCATCAAGGCATCCATGTCGGCAGCGTGGTCCGGCATCGCTTCGGATACCACTACGGCATGGAATGCGGTCAAGACCAACCTCACTACGGCATGGACCGGAATTACGACTTTCGTGACAACCAGCCTGAACAGTGTGAAGACCGCAGTGACGAACGGCTGGACACAGCTTCGTTCCCTGACGGTATCCAGCTGGTCCAACATCCAGTCGAGCCTGACGGCAAGCTGGAATTCCATTAAAACGGCAAGCACCACAGCCGTGAACGCAGTGAAGACTTCCGTTACCAATGGATGGACAAACCTGCGCACGTTGACAACATCCAGTTGGAGTTCCATCCAAACGGCACTGAACACGAGCTGGAACAGCATCAAGAGTGCGACAACAGCATCGGTCAACGCAGTGAAAACTTCCGTCACGACCGGGTGGACGAATCTGCGAAGTTTGACAACGTCCAGTTGGAATTCCATCCAGACCGTGCTGAATACGAGCTGGAACAGCATCAAGAGTGCAACCACCAGCTCAGTCAATGCGGTCAAGAGTTCCGTCACGGCGGGATGGAACAACCTCCGCAGCCTGACCAGCAGCAGTTGGTCGAGCATCCAGTCGGTACTCAGTTCCAGCTGGAACACCATCCGCAGCACGGCATCTTCGGCTGTGAACGCAGTGAAGTCTACGGTTTCTTCGGGCTGGAACGGCGTGAAGTCCACGACTAGCTCTACCTTCTCCGGCGTGCAGTCGGCGGTGTCCGGTGCCATGTCCAATCTGCGCTCCACGGTCTCTTCCGGTGTGTCCAGCATCAAGAGCAGCTTCAACTCTCTCAGCTCCATTGCTTCTTCGGCATACAGCTGGGGCAGTGACATCTGCTCCCAGATGGCGGCCGGTGTTCGTGCGGCGGCTGGCTCGGTCGTCCGGGCTGCAGAGAATGTGGCAAGTAAGGTCAGAAGTCTGCTGCATTTCTCTGTGCCTGACACTGGCCCTCTGTCTGATGCGGACGAGTATATGCCGGACTTCATGAAGCTGCTGGCGAGTGGTATCAAGAAGAATCAAGGCAAGGTCGTCAAGGCAGTCAGGACCCTGTCCGGCTCCATGAAAACCAACCTGAACACGCCCGTGGGAGACATGGACGATAAGGTGAGGTCTGTGGTGAGCGGATTTGCTTCAACGATCACTGGCAGCACCAACAGAGTACGGTCTGCTGCAAGCGGACTGGCATCCGGCATCCGAACTGGGCTCATGAACGGTCTGGAAGGCATGTCCAGCGAGTTTAAGTCTGTCTGGAGTGACCTTGAAAAGATCACCAAAACATCGGTCAGCAGCATGAGCGATGAAGTGAAGCAGGGCTTCTCCGACATGAAGACCTCCATCGGAGACTTGAGCGACCAGACCAGTTCTCTGGGCAACGCGATCCGCAGCCTCGGTGACACCTTCAACTCGGATTTTCTGAAAGGACTGGGCGAGGGCATCAGCAAGGTGGGTGATACGGTCAGCACTGTCACCGGAATCGTGGACAAGCTCGGCTCCATGAAGAGTACCTTCGGCAGCTTGGGCGAGACGCTCACGAACCTCGGCAATGCACTGGGAACGGATGGCGGCGGTGGTCTGCTGACAAAGGTGGGGAGTTTCCTGTCGAAGATTGGAAACGCCGATGGCGGGCAGATCGTCTCAAACTTCGGAAACCTGATCTCCGGGCTGACCTCCAAGATGGGTGGTCTGGGACAAGGGATCACCGGTGTTATCTCGAGGCTGGGCAGCCTTGGCAGCAGCGGAACCGGCATCTTGTCGAACCTTGGCAGTGTAGCGACCGGTGTCCTCTCCAAACTCGGCGGTGTCGGCAGCAGCCTGTCTGGGTTACTCTCCGGCGTAGGCTCTACGCTGGGCGGTATCGCTGGCTCGGCCGGTTCTGCGATTGCGGGGCTGTTCGGTTCTGTTGGCACAACGGTGTCTGGTCTTGCAGCCGGTGCAGGCAGTGCATTGGCTGGTATCGCTTCTTCGGCTGGCGGTGTGCTTGCCTCGGCAGGTACAGCACTGGCTGGTCTTGCTGGCCCTGCTGGTATTGCGGTGGCCGCAGTCGGCGGTGTCGGCCTTGGGCTGGCCGCTCTCTGGAAGAACTGCGATGGTTTCCGGGAGGGCGTGACCAACATCTGGAATAAGGTCACTTCTGTGTTCTCCAATGGTGTGACTGCCATTAAGAATGGCATCTCCAATGCGGCGTCTGCCGTCGGCAACGTGGCATCCTCCATCTGGAGCGGCGTCAAGAACGTGGCTTCCTCGGCGGTGAACTGGGGCAAGGATGTGGTCAGCGGTATCGCTGGAGGCATCAAGAAAGGCGTGTCGTGGGTCGGCAATGCCGCCAAGAGCGTTGCAAACGGCATCCGCAGTTTCCTGCACTTCTCGGTGCCGGACGAAGGACCGCTGGCAGATGCCGACACCTATATGCCTGACTTCATGAAGCTGCTGACTGGCGGCATCAAGGCCAGCGAGGGCGGTCTGCTGAAGCAGATCCGGTCTATGGCCTCTAAGGTTCAGCAGGGGATGGCGGGAATCTGCTCCTTCAGCCTGCCGGAGATCAATATTCCCCGGCTGAACACAAGCGGTTGGAATCTTCCGCAGGCTGCTCTGGCCGGCGGCGGAACGACAAAGAACACGAATCTGGGTGGCGTTCACATCACAGTGAACGGCTACAACGCCCGGAACGATAACGAACTGGCACAGATCGTGGCTGACAAGATCAATGAGATGATCGACCAGGACGATTCGGTCTATAAGTAAGAAGGTGATGCGTATGGGCTATTTGCCTGAGAAAAAGACAGTATCCCAGTTTGATTTGAAGGGCAGGTTTGCACGGCAGTATCTGTCCTTTGCCGGGAAGTCCAGCAAGGACTTCCTTTTATATTTGTCTGGACCCAGTGTGTACGATTCTCCGGCAGCGGATGTAGAAAGCACATCGGTCCCCGGCAGAAACGGAGACATCATCAGCGAGAATGCAAGGGCAGGTCGGCGGCGGTATCAGAATGTGGATATCAAGTATGAAGCGTTCTTCTTTAACGGTCTGCCCGCTAAGACCGCCGCGGTCAAGTCGTGGCTGCTGTCTCCGGTCGGCTACCAGAAATTGCAGGATACCTATGACCCGGATTTCTTCCGGATGGCAGTTTGCACCGAAGCGATGGAGTTCGATGTAACGGCGCAGAAAGCCGCCAGGATGGATCTGGTGTTCAATTGCAAGCCCCAGCGGTGGAGCGTGGAAGGACAGAGAACTGTGCGGCTGGAAAGCCGGAGCAACCTCATGAACCCCTTCGCATTCCCGGCACAGCCCATCTTCAAGGTCTACGGAGATTCGGGCGGTGTGCTGTATGTGGGCGATGAATCCATTACCATCCACAGCATTAAGGATTATGTTCTGCTGAATTGCGAGACGCACAATGCCTACAATGAGGGCGGCTTTTGCAATGAGACCATCCTCTCGGATGATTTCCCGGAACTGCCGGCAGGAAAGACGCAGATCGCATGGACGGGCGGTATTACGGCGGTGGAAGTGACTCCGCGCTGGTGGACGCTGTGAGGAAGGAGGTGGAGCGGGATGATCCCTTGTCTGTATGCATCCATGGAGAAAAAGTTTGACAACAACGGCATCGGCAAGATGGCAGATGCTCATTCCTGTGTGGTGACGGAAAAGCGCAATGGCAGCTTTGAGCTGGAGATGGTCTACCCAGCAGATGGTATCCATGCGGATCAGCTGGAAGAAGGGAACATCATCCTTGCAAAGCCATCCGACACAGGCAGATCGCAGCCGTTCCGTATCTACAAAATCGCAACGCCGATTGACGGCAAGCTGACTGTCAAGGCAAGGCACATCTCGTATCAGCTAAACTTCATTACGGTTTCTCCTTTTGCCACGACCAGCTGCACCGGCGCGCTGGCGGGGCTGGGAAACCACGCGGCATCCGAGTGCCCCTTTGAGGTCTGGACGGATATCTCCTCCAGCGCCTCTTTTCGGCTCTCGGTGCCGTCCTCTTTTCGGAACTGCCTCGGCGGTATCGACGGCTCGGTGCTGGACACCTTTGGCGGAGAGTACGAGTGGGACCGATACACCGTCAAGCTCCATCATCACCGGGGCGCAGACCACGGCGTGCATATCGTCTACGGCAAAAACCTCATCGACTTCAAGATGGAGAGGAACATTGAGAGCGTAATCACGGGTGTACATCCGTACTGGCAGAATTCCGAGACCGGCGAGGTGACGGAGTTGCCGGAAAAGGTGGTGTTGGTGGAGCAGCGGTCGGTGCCGTACCAGAAGATCACAGTACTGGATTGCACCAGTGGATTTCAGGATAAGCCCACGGATGAGATGATGCGCTCCTTTGCACAGGATTATCTGAAGAACACCAGCCTGACCGAGCCACAGGTGGATATCGACATCGACTTTATCCAGCTCTGGAATACCCCGGACTATGAGGATGTGGTGGAAGCGGAGCAGGTGAGTCTGTGCGATACCGTCCATGTGTTTATTTCCAAGCTCGGCATCGAGGTCAGCTCCAAGGTGACCGAAACACAATACGACTGTCTGCTGGAACGCTACGAAGGCATCACGCTATCGAACTCCACGGTCAGCAGCCGGAACTCGTCACTGACCACGGCACTGAGCAGCATCCGGAACACAGCCAATGAAGCCTACAACACCGCGCTCCGTGTAGAGACCAGCATGGGTGAGCAGATCGGCGGCATTTCCGTGTCGATGGTCTATGACGGCACCCTGCTGGCCGGCCTGTTCGGTCTGCACTACCAGAACGTGACCGAGGTGAACGGCGAAACCGTGCGGTATGCCTTCAATGCCGGGTCACTGGCAAAGTCTACCTTTGCGTGGAAAAACAGCCCAGCGGGATTTTTCATTTCCACGGACGGCGGAAAAACATGGGGCTATGGCTGGGAAAAAGACGATTCCCCCGTCAAGACGGCGTTGCTGCTGGAGAACACTCTGCAGGAGCTGGATGAACGCTATAAGAAAGCCGGAGAACTGACTGAAGAACTGCTCGACCAGTTGGATGAGCGGTATAAGACGGCATCCGCCTTGTCGGAAGAACTCATCAAAAGCCTGGACGCACGCTACGGTACGGCAGATAAGCTGTCCGAGGTGCTGCTTGCACAGTTGGATGAACGATATAAAACCGCGTCTGCCTTGTCAGAAGAGCTGATTAAAAAGCTGGACGAGCGGTACGGAACAGCGGATAAGCTGTCCGAAACGTTGCTTGCGAAACTGGATGAGCGGTATGCTCCGCCCATCTGTGCGCAGGAGGCAGCACCAAAGAATCCGAAAACGAATGCACTCTGGATCGATACAACCGCCCTGCGGCTGAAGCTGTGGGACGGAGAAATTTGGCAGACGGTAGGCTATGAGCCGACAACGCCTGAGCCCGATCCGGATACCCCGACAGAGGGAGGAGGCGAAGAAGATGGCAAACAGGAAGGCGAAAGCAGTGGTACAGACAGCGGAGGAACCGGCGCAGGAGGCACTGGTGACTAAGTCGTTCACGGTGTTTCAGGACGTGGAACTGTCATTCACAGAGAATCTGATCCCGACCCACATCCCGGTCAAGCAGTACGACAACCAAGCCCGAAAAGTGCGGTGTCGGCTGTATCAGAACTCGCTGGAGTATAA